CTTGGAATTAACCAGGCTCCGGCGGCAGGTCAGTTGCGCCGTCAGTTCGTCGTCTTCGGGCAGGATGATCTCAGCCGCCTCGATCTTCTTTGCCATGCCGTACCACATCTCAGCAGCGCGGTTGGTATAGGCATCGGTGTCGTAAGCGGTGGAGCCAAAGTTGACCCGCTGCACCTCCCAGCCTGCTTCCGCCAAGGCATCGCACATGGGCATACCCAGGCCGCTTGCGTCAGCATAGATGTCTTCGGCCTTCAAGCCGTGCTTCTTGAACTCGACGATAAAACGGCCTACCGCAGACATGGTGTCCCTTTCGCGCCATGCCGTGATAGGCAGAACCTTGTTGCCATCCCGCACGCAAAGCACGTTGCAGTCGCCACCAGCCGCAAAGTCTACACCGGCAATCTTTGTGCCAGGCTTGAAGTCCGGTGGGCTGGTAAGGCAGTTCTGAAGCTGATTCAGGTTAATAATCAGGCTCTCGTTGCCTATGTCCACGAACTCGCCATAGATCATGGAGCGGGTCAGGGGGTGTTTCTCGCCATACCGCTGGATGACCTCGTCGATCTGCTTCTGGGTGATATGTGGGCAGTCAAAAGCGGTCACGGCGTGCTTCTTCCACATATCCGCCTCCTTGGTGAAGGCGCGATAGAAGGCACCGCTTGACCCGCCGGGACTTGAGGCGATTAGCAGTCGCGTTGGTTGGCACCGACTGATGGCCTCGAAGAGAGGGTCAGCAACGGTCTTGGCTTCGTCAACCACCATGAGCAAGGGCGCGGTTTCGTGGTTCTCGGCGTGCCAGCCTTCAGCACGGCCAGGATCGGTCGCAGAGTAGCCTATAATGCGCGATGTGTTGCCGTCGGGGTGCAGATAGCGGATCTCGCCAGATGTGACCTCCCAGGGGCCGCCTAGCTTTGCGATGTGGGAGCGAAGGCTGGGCCAAAGCTGGGACTCGACCTGACGGAAGACCCCGGCGGTCGTGACCGCAATGGAACGCTTGTAGACGAGGGCGTGCCATATCAAAACGCCTGAAATGACCGTGGAAGTCTTGCCAGAACCGTTGGCGGCGCGTAGGGCTACCCTGGAGTCGATTGGCTCAATATCTGCCAGTACGTCCTTTTGCCATTTGTAGAGATTGATGCCCAATACCTTATCTGCGAAATACGCAGGGTTTAGCAGTTGCTCTAAAACCTCTTCAGGTGCCTTTTGGGCTGACTTGGGAATACGCTTAGGCATAACCTCTTTTTGTTTTGTGGCGCAATTATTTGGGGGGTATTATGCGTGTGAATCGGTGGCGGGGGGCGTAGGGGTGGGGGTGTCGTGTACCGGCCATTTCTTCAGAGACTCTGCCCTTGGTTTTCTTCGCCTCATTTGCTTGCCTCGCCGTTTTTGCAAATTGTCTTTCGTAATATCTTTATTGTCAACATTATTGTCAGAGTTGATACAATATCTAGTGAGCGACAAATGGTTTTTCGGTTCTTTGGCAAGTTGTTGTTTATCAATATGGTTATGACTATTTCCAATCTGCTTCAACTTTGGTGCATCTGTATCAGATATGGCAATCACTTGCGCTTTCTTTTCCGCCCTTCGGGATGCGAGTCCAGCAAGTAGTGCGGCGAATGATCCGCCAGCCGTATGTTCCACTCCTCCAGAGACTTGCAACCTGGCCGAAGGTTGAGCATAGGAATAAACACGTTCCGCCATCCATGCTTTGGCTTGCCAAGACTTCTCGCCCGCTAGTTCGATGTCCCTTAAAAGTTTTAGCTCGTGATTTTTTCTTGCGGTTTCCATCTTTCTGCCGAAAGCCGGGTTTCTATGCACCCAAGTTTTAATCGTTCCAACTGGAACGCCTACCAAGCCAGCACACTTTTCGAGAGTGAATCCAGAGGAACAAGCCGCAAGGCACTTCTCCTCAATTTCCTTGGTAAATGCCACCTTCCCATTCTTTGATTTTGCGGGGAGATTTTCGGGCGGGTTTTCCACTGGCACAAGATACCATAAAAATATAATAAAAATAATTTGACACAACCAACCCGCTTGGACTAGGCTCCATTTATGCAAAGTAACACAACCAACGCCGAAGCAGGGACGGCCAAAGATTCCCGCATCAAAGAATTGTTGGAAGTCATCGCCACGATGAAATCCACGCTTGAGGAGTGCTATGAGTTCACGCAAGAAAAGATGAACTTCGACAATCCGAAAAGCCGTGAAAGCCGACTGATTGAAGGTATCGATGAGGCAATCTTCCAAGCCGATGAGGTTTTGAAATGAATTACATTAACCCCGATCTTACTTGCGAGGAAAGAGGCGAGGGGAAGTTAATCAGAGGCGTTAGGTTGATAAAGTTCACCGATCTTAAAACTTACCTTGAGCTTAAAAATGATGGCTGGAAAACTATATGGACGGGGGAGGGGAAAATTGCCCTTCGCCCCCCGCAAGAATAACCAAAAACCAAAAGAAAGGAAACACACAATGAAAAGAACCATAGAAATTGATGACACGCTCGACAATCGGGTCGAGTGTGCGATTGATGAAGTCAAAGCAGAGTTGGAAAACTACCTCAACAACAATCCCAACACCGACTCGGTTCCGTGTCTCAACAATGACTTGGACTACAGCGGTGCAATCCATTCCATTGTTGATTCTTCTGTGCCGGTTTACACGCACGAAATTAAGACGGCTTGGTTTCTGCACGGCTCGGAGTTGGAGGAGGCTTACGAAAATGCGGGAGTTGGAGAAAATCCCATGGAAAATGATGGCATGGCTGCCATTTATTTTTATATCATGGATAAGGTTCAAGAATGGTATCGGGACGAGGCCGAAGATGTGTTTGAGAAATGGAAAGAGGTTCAAAAATGAGTTGGGGAGTTTATTCACCCAAAGGAAAGCTGATCCGCAAGTTCAAATCTTGTGGTTCGGCTCATCGCTGGCTGATCCGAGAGGGCTTGGAGTGGTCGGCATACGAAATCCGCACGCTGAGAGGCGAATGGATTATGAACCCTTACAGAAAACTGGAGGATCAAATATGATCGCAGAAATTCACGGAGCCGTTTACTTCGCCCACGGCTTAATCTTGGGCGGGATATTGGTGGCGTTTGCGATGTTTATCGGGCGGAAATAAGTCTCCCCTTGTCCTCCCCTTTCAACGGGGGAGGCAAAGGTGAGATTCGGTAGAATCAACCTACAAACGGAACCGCAGCCGGGTCAATCCTGGCGGTGGGGATGATTAAGAAAGAAGGAGGATGGGATATGCAAACCGAAAGCGAAATGGGAGCGGTGATCGCCTACTTGGATGGGGATTCGATAGAAAATGCTGGGTTCGATTCCTCGAAAATGACAAGCGAGCAATTCAGCCTCATACGGATGAGGGTTGAGAAGTATGTTGACCAAGGCTGGCAGGATATTGTCGGCAGTGCTTGCGAGGGTATTCTTCCGCCGTTGGAGGACTAGGCAACCCTACCCCGCCAAGGTTCCACCGCTTGCCGGTTCTCGCCCAGTCCGCCATCCGCCTATAAACGGCAGCGTGGCGATTTGGTTTGACTTATCAACGGTAGCGCAGTCTATAAGGAGCCTATAAGGAATGAATAAAGAACAAATTATTAAGGAGTACCTATCCGCCCAGGGCAGAAGGGGCGGGAGCGTTAAGGGGCCGCAGAAGGCTCGGAAATTATCTCGGGAGCATTACGAAAAAGTGTCGCGCATTCAGCGGGAGCGTTGGGCGAAGTGGCGGGAGCAGAACAAACGGTAGGTTGGTGGCCCTATAAGGGCGGTATAAAGAATGTCCTATAAGGGATATGAACGGTAGTTCAGCCTATTGAAATACAGCACGCTCGGTTGCCTAAAGGAGCCGCAAGAACGGTAGCTTGGCGATAGGATTCCTCATTTAAACGCAAACGTAGGGGTGCTTCTTTATCCTCAGCCACTTTATTGATTTCAGATGCCTTACCCCGTGGCGAGGCTCCTGGGTGGCAATACGTCGATTTTAAAGCCTTTTTGCTTTTCAACTGACTACCAAGCGCGGCAAGACCAAAACCTGGCCGATGTTTTAGCGGGAGGGTTAGAGTCACAGCGATGCCTAGCCCGAAAGCTCTTTCGCCTAGCCGGGATCGACTTCTTGATCTTCATTGTCGGGTCGCCGTAACGGATAACCTTGGACTTGCCACCGGCACAGGCACGCACCACGAACTTCTTTCGCGCACCTGGGGTACGCCTTGGGCTGTTACAAGGTAGTTTGCGTGGGTTCATTGGTTTAATGCTCCTGCCAGCAGTTTAATCTTTTCCTGGTGTACTTCAAGGAACTTTCCCAGGTCCTCCAAGTCATCTGTCAGGCTTACCATGTTCGCCTCGTACACCTCGCGGGAGCAGTCGGCTAATATGTCACCACAGAGTCGGTCCACCTTGCCTATGGTCTGATGCAGGCGGGAGTTCTCTGTCAGGAGAAGCTCGATATACGCCCAGGCTAGGTCAACCCTTGGGCTTTTCACTGAAGCCGCCACGCTTGGCTTTCATCATACGCCAGATGCGAGGGCTGATGGTAGACTTGGATTTAGGACGGGATGTGCCAGCCTTGCGGCGAGCGTTGATGTTAGCGTAGAGGCCGGGGCGTTTCATTGGCCTAGTATACCACAAGCCAAACGACCACCAAGACACCCCCACCCGCCGTTTTCATTTTGAAAACACTTACGCAAGATTTGAGATAGTTCACACCCCTTAACTACCGCAGAAAAGATTTTGAACTGCCGCAGCAATACCGCAGAAATACCCCTATAGGGGGTATTTCTTGCGGTACTTGCGGTAGCGGGCAAAAAGCGAATTGTTGCGGTACCGCAGAAAGGTTTGTTGCGGTATCACCATTTCTTGCGTAAGTCGCATTTCTGCAAAAACCATTATCAACGACTTACGAAAGCTGGGTGATCTCCCAACCCTCCCCGGATTTGCTGATTGTGCCGTCCAGTTTGGCGGCAGCAAACAACTCCTGGGCCTTGCGCTTGGAGCATCCAACCGATGCGACAATATGCTCAATGCAGTCGTTATACCCATGCCCCTTTGGCCAGTCTGGTATGGCCTGTTCTATGGTCAGTTCCGGCCTGCCCCTTCCCTTGTTCTCAGGCCCATCAGAGCATTCCCACGCCATCCATTCCTCTGCGTGCTTGAGCCATACATGGGTTGCGTATTTACTGGAGTGCAGGTCGGTGTCTCCTTGCGGCCACGGTATCGCAGCCCTTCCTCCCCGCTTGGGAAAGGACAGCTTAAAATGCCCTTCCTTGACCGCCTGGAGGTACACCACGGCCCTTGCCCAGTTGGTAAGCTCACTTGACCCTATCCCTGCGTAGGCGAGGTCATAAAGCACCTGCGACCCCTGCCCTTCCTTGGGTGGCTTCGGCGTGTGATGCATTACCATCCAAGTCACACCAGTCGCCACACTTATCGGGTTCAGGCAATGCCGAAGGAACATTGTCATGTTCTCCTGGGCCAACGCATCCCCTCCTATGAATGACAGGAGCGGATCAACCCAGCATAGGTCCGGCCTGTGCAATCCTATCAGGGCAGCCGCCATCTTGGCGAAGTCTTGCCCGGTCTTGGTCGAATCCCTGACGATAACCACGTTGGCTAGGATCTGTGCGGACTGCTCATCGGTAAGATTGAGCGTTCCCTTTAGGTGCCGAAGTACCCCCTGGGCCATCTCGGCAACGTCACCAAGATCGTTCTCGGCCTGGATGAGTAGGCTACGAAGCGGCTTCTTGGGAGTGATGCCAAGGAACGGCAGGCCGATTGCCCAGGTCATCATGGCCTGAAGACATAGCGTGGACTTGCCAAGCCCTGAGCCTCCGACCCAGACGCAACTCCCGCCCCTGCACAACCAGCGATTGCCAAGCAAGCAATCACCATCCTCTTCCGCCTTGAATCCAAGGATGTCCGGCCACGGCGTGGGCTGCGGCAGGTTCATCGCCTCCATGTGCGCCCTCCACTCGCTCCACCCGCTGCGCCCCGTGTTCGTTGCCAGCAACGCTTGGTGGGCATTGGCGAGTTTCCTCGGCGCACCGGGGAGGCGCGAGAGGCGTGAGGCATCCTTGTTCTTGGGGTCGATGTCAAACTGCGACATCTTGGAGTACAGGTAAGACACCCGCTCCTCGTATTCCTTGGCATCCTTGGCCTCGACCTTGACCCAAGCATGGACCGAGCGCGAGCCTGAGTGAATGACCGCAGAGCAGGGAAGCTCAAGGGCAGATATGACCGACCACTGCTCCTCCATTGTGCCGCTGTCGAACTCGATCAGGGCATGGCGGAAGTTGGTGATGTCGTCCGACCTTCTGGATTGACCGCAGGGATTGATGCAGACGTAGGCACCAACGTATGTGTCCGGCAACTCGACCCCGGCATGGAACTGCTTTAACCACTCCTCGCGGGTCTTGATGGTCCCCTTGCCTGATGGTCTCTCCGAGTCGTCCTGGTGGATTGCGCCCACGATGCAGACTCGGTCGCCCTCGTTAAATGCGGACAGCAGAAACCGCCTGACATCATCGGCGTGATGGCTGGGTTGCGGGCAAGGTTCCAGGCGAATGGGTTCCTTTGGCTTGAATGGATTGATGGATGTGCCAAGCGGCTGCCTTGCCGTTCTCCGGTAGGCCGACTTGACCGCCGCCTCGATCTCCCTGTCCTTGAGGCCGGAAGATGCCGCCGATGGGTAAAGCCTGTCTATTGCCGAAGCCTCATCCATCCCTGCGTCCCGCAACTGCTGTGCGGCCAGAAACAACTCCTCGTTGCGCTGACCTTCAGTTGCTCCGTTGCTGATGAAGTTCTGTGTGCGTGTTGGTAATTTCATGTTTCTTCCTTTCGTTTCCAATCCAAAACAATCGTGTGTTTATTTGTCTTTGCAAGTCATCTCCTCGTAAAAATTCATGCCGGTGATTCAAGGGGTGAACACACTCTCAGGAGGACAACCCGTTGCAGGATCTCCCTGCACACCACTCCGGCATTGGTTTAGTTTTTCATACAAATCACAGAGTTTTTCGTATCCATATTTTATTTTTTGAGCATCATCCTTAAAGTGGTTTACGAACCATTCGTCTTCCCCGTAAATAGTTCCATATTTTTCAATATTCAAAACCGACCTATGCGCCATGTCTCGCTTCAGATGCTGATAATAATTATATATTTTATGCTCTAAAATTTCTTTTTCATACTTATATTCTTTAAGAATTTCACGAAGGTTGTTTATGGTTCTTTCATGTTCCCAAATCTGGGTATTTAATTTTGCCGTAGACATAAATTTTTCTCCATCAATAAGGCGACCAGACCTGCTTAATAAAATCCACTTATTGTTGTATTCATCACCAACTCGGACTGAGGTCTTGAATATTCCAATCGCATCTTTCGCCGGTATAATCCAAAATTGATTTGTAGGAATACAGGTGCAAATTAAAAAATCAACCTCCCTTGGATCGTAACTTGATCTGCTTTTATTGCTTTTTTTTACAATCTTTGTTGTGTGGAATGTTGCGCCGTTTTTGTATGGTTTTTGAATTGTTGATTTTACCTGTATTCTAAAAATCCTCTTATGATCCCACGCAATTAGGTCCACGCCGCAATCCACATCAGGCTCGGCCACGTCAAAACCTCTGGCAAGCAATTCTGCCTTTACGCGCATAACCCCGGCAGCCCCGATCTTTCTGTTTATGTTCTTGTCCTTCATCCCTCCAACTCCATCGCCTTCTTCGCCGCCTCGACAATATCCTGGGCGGTGATGTTGCGTAGGGCATTGCACCACATCTGGGTTTTTGGAAGCTTGTTTGTCGCGTCCTTGCACTTCTGCTGCGGTAGACCCGCATGAGGGCGGCACGGAGCGTGCGGGCAGGTGTCAGGCTTGAAGACCGAAATGTTCTTGGGATAGTAGGTCATGCGGTCGTCGGGGTGGTAGCTACCCCATAGCGACACACAAGGCGTGTCGAAGGCGGCGGCCACATGGTTGACACTACTGTCCGGTGCCACGACAAAGTCCGCCCCGCTTACGATGGGGAACAGCGAGCGGAACTGCTTGGTCGTATTGAACAGGTCGATTACCCTGGGATGATCCACCTTGAAGTTATTGGAGTTGTCCAGCCCGATGATCACGGCCTTGTGGTTTGGAAATGCTTCAAGTAACGCCAAGACCGCATCCTGCCCCTGCTTGGGCGGGTAGGTGCGGGTCGGCCCGGAACTGGATACATGGTAAGCAAAGTAGTCACCCTTGATCGGCCACTTGCCCATCTCCATAAGCTCCTTGTGGTCGGGTTCGATCAAGTAAAGGTGCGGACGCTTGTACTTGGGATCAACATCGCCTGCATTCATCCAGGTGTAGATGCGGTCGTAGCAGTTCCCCGGTCCTGTCCCTAGCTTGGTGTTTCCAACCTGTCCGCTAAACAGGTCGTCGGTCGGCAGGTGCGCGTCATAGCTATCCCAAGCTTCCAGCGTTGGCGGGAGTGGAAACAGCTTGGCACCTAGCCCAGCGTAGAGCGGAAGGTTCCTGGCGGGTGCGTAGACATCCACACACCCACCGGATTCGTTGACCAAGTAATGCACGAAGGCGGTTGCTATTACTGCATCACCTAAGGCTCCTGCGCGGTACACCGCCGTGGCTCCGCCGGTTGCTCGGCCTGGATAGTACGGCTTGATCTTGTGAGGGCAGGGTATGGAATCTTCCCACATCGGTCCGGTCAGTTCGTCCGGCAACACATAGGTATTGCGCGGGAAAAGCATTGAGTCATCGACTTTGTGTATTGAGTTGGTTTGGTTGGTCCAGAGTTTCATGGGTTCATCCTTTCAGTTTTTCTAGCTTGTCTTGGGACAAGCCATAGCCGGTCCCGTGTCCGAGGTCAATCAAATTCTCTTCGCGCCGCAGTTGCTCCGATGTCGCGTACCCGACAAAGTCAACAGTAGCCCCGGTGACTATGGCAAGCACATAGATGTCTACATCATTGTTTGTCTTGGTTGTGCATAGCAGCCTGCCGTTTAAGTGCGTGGTCGCCTTGATGTCATATCTCTTGCTGCCGATGATCCCGTCCGCACCCCCGCTCCTGGGAGACAGCCCAAGGTCGGGAAACACATTGTACTTCTTTGCAAACGCAAACTCCGCCATGACACCGACAACGTCAGCATCCGATCCATCTTGCGGACCCTTCTTCGCATCCCTTACCCCGCAACCCCTGGCAATAAGCGACCTCATCCTTCCGACAAGGTTGCAAATCATAACCTCGGATGGCTCCAGGGTTACCGTCATTTCCTTCTGCTCGCCTTCTTTATCTCGACAAACATGGGGGTTCGTTCACCCACATACGCCCCGGCCACGTTTCCTCGAATCATATCTTGGCATAAAGCCCATATCCCTTGCGTGTTCCACGGTTGTGCGGCAACACTTCCACGCCCTTGCGATCTGGTGAACTGTGTATCCGGCCTGATACTGGACCTTCCACAAGCCCCACCGCTTTGTGACAAAGCCAGGCTCCCGATTGACCCGCTTGGACTTTCTGACCATAAGCTCCGGCGGAACCACGATCTCCTTCTCGTCCCTGATTCCGGCAACAATCTTATCTGCGGAGTCCCTGTTGCTTCTAGTCCGCTCGATACGCCCGATGCTGATCTCGTGGCGAAGTTGCTGGATGGTCTGGACTGCGGCGACAAGCCTCGCCTCCAGCACCTTGATGTTCGTCTCGGTCGTGCTGACCCGGTCAGCTAGTACCTGCGCTACTGCTTCCTGTGTGTTCATTTCTTATCTCCTTTGTGATGAGTGCCGCTGCGTCAACGTCCGCGATAATCTCGCGAACCTTGTGCGCCTCGGCGTGGTTTATCTTGTCCCGGTGGCTGGCCAGACTCCGGCGCACCCGCGCCAGGATGTCGGTCAGCCAATCTATTCTTTCTTTTGTCACGCTGTCTCCTCTCCGACCACGCCGTCAAACGCCTGTTCTTCTGCGTGGAAGACCTGTGTTTGTACCTTCAGCCATGTCGGCTTGGCAACCCCATTCTTGCCCGTGAACGATGCCTCTGTGAACAAGACGTTGTTACCCGGCACGCAGGCGATCCGTCCATTGGCAAGCTCAATGAAGTGATGCGACTTGGTTTGGCTCGGCTCCAGGCTGTACCCGTCTCCATAAGGTTCTGCGGTGAACATATAGGCTCCACGCATCCAAGTCTGCTTACCAGCCAGCCACACCTGGCAATCCAGTTCGCGCAGATAGTCGTACTCGATAGTGGTAAAGTTCCAGCCGAAACAGTCCCACCTCTGTGCGTCTCCCAGGGTCCACAACTCGCCTGTCCCGCTTGGGAACGCCAATGCGTGCAGAGGCAATCCACGGTACAACGCCCCGCACTTCAGCATGACCGTGCAACCCCAGGCCCGGTGCGGCACCGAGTACAGCCCGAACCATACGGCATCCTCCCAGCCGCTCTCGTTGCCCTGTGAGATAAACTTGCGGTTCACCATGACGTACTGGTGGCGCGGCAGGTTGGCGGCGAAGGTCACTTGCGATCCATCCACATCGCCATGAGGGCAACGCCGACGGCAAACATCAGCATCTCGGTCGGGCCTACTTCCATGCTGGCCCCGTGATCCATGCAACCAACGCCCAGCGCGTTCCGAGCAGGGGTGCCTTGGCCTTGTGCTTGATCCATGAAGGGAAGAAGTTGGCCGCCCCCTGGTGCGTGGACTTCTCTACTCCATGCCAATCGGCCTCGACGCGCAACCCTCCGCCAACGTACTCCTCCGGCCTAGACAGGTTTACCACGCAGGTCAGCTTGCGGTCGCTGCCGTCATAGGTGTCAAAGTGCCACTTAAACTTCTGGAACGGGCGATACCTTAACACCTGAAGCTGCTGCATATCCATTATTTCGAAGCGATAGTGTTCCGTGTTGACCTGGTCCACCACTGCGGCCAGGTAATTGTAAAGCCACTGGAAGTGCGGTGCCTTGGGTATCCAGCAGGACGAGCAGGTTCTGGTGCGGCTGGCAACGTGCGCGCCGTCCTTCAACAACACCGGCGCACGCTTCATGCCGATGACCTCCGCATCGCGGATGACCATCTCGCACTGCGAGCGGGTCAGGACTTGCGGGACCGTGACCGCCGTGAGGATTTTTTGCTTGAACGCTTTTTCGGTTTGCATTTGTTCTTCCTTTCAACGTATTCCTCCAGAAGCTTTTTGATGGCGTAACTTGCCAATTCCTCGCGATCATACTTGATCCTGTTAAATCCAATGGATGCCAGCTTGTCGGACGCAATGTCGTCCATGTCGAATTTCATTTCGACCATCCTTATTTCACGCTCTCCGAGAAACTTTATTTGTCCCAGTTCGTCCATTGCGACCTTTCCTCCCTCGACTTGGCGATCAGCCACGAGAGAAAGCTACCGGCAAACACAAGTAAAGAGATTCCGCCGCCAACTAGGAAGGCAAACAGGACAGCGTGAAAGAACACCTCGCTAAAGAACTTCAGATAGTCCATCATCTTTCCTCCTCTTAAGCATTTTGTTCAGGGTGGATTGGTCGATGTTCGCCCCGCCCATCCTGCACCAGAAGAGTACGGTGCCGTCTTTGAAATCGTCAAGCAGGTTTTTTATGTTGTCCTCCTCGCGGTAGCAGCAACAGTCTTTCAGCCCCGGACGATTGTTTGCTGGGGTCAGTTCGTCCCCGACCAATACCTTGCGGCGTTGCAATAGGCGCAGGTCGTAGATCGCCCGGATGGCAATCTCGCTGGCAAGGAGCTTCACACGCTCCTCCTGGCTTAGGCGGTTCGCTTCAGCTTTGACCATTTCTTTTTCCTTCCAGAATGATTTTCCGCCCAAGCCGAATAGGCGTTCCATAGTCGCGCCGCATCCAGAGCGTTCTGCTTGTCGTCAAAAATATCATCAGCCGGTGGCAAGCCGTTTGGCGGATCGGCACCCCAAAGGCGCGGACCAACCGGGTTCTCCATCGACTCCGTCACAACCCGCCACTTGTCGCCATGCGGGATTACCTTGACCGGTGTCATCGAATCTCCTCTTCCAGCTTCTTGATATCTGCCTCAATCTGGCCGCGAAGCTTGGCCATGTCGTTGGATTGACCGGCGTAGTGGATCATCTGGGCATCCATATATCGGTTAAGTCCAAAGTGTTCCTCGACGCTGGTCATGCAGTTGTAGGCCGGATCAAGCTCCTGAAGATCCAGATCGCACAGGTGCGCCATGATGTTCATCCAAGTCTGCTCGGCAAAGTGATTGGGGAACAATCCTATGGGTGGCTGTGCGAAGATCCCGGCAAAGCTTTTCGTAACCACAAAGACACCGGTGTTAACGTAGAACCTTGGCTCGATTTTGTAGCCAAAAGCCTTGGCCAGTGCCGTCATCCCCGGCTTGCGATCGAGGTAGGCACCCTCGTCAAAGGCGCAGAACTTCTCGACATCCTTGGAGATGTCAGGGCAGTCCAGCGCGACCAACACATCAGCGTCAAGGAAGGTAACGACATCGTACCCCTTGGTCGTCATCAGGTGCGGGATGATAAGCTTGCTGTACTGAACCGGGTGCGCCAGCGGCTTCTCGATGGAGATGAAGTCCTGTTCGTGCCTGCGGCAATACTCCTCCATGCGCGGCTTGGTCAGCTTGAGAATCTCCAGCCAATCGTCCCCGAAAGCCTGCGTGACTACAACTTTCTTCATGCCACCTCGCAAAGTTGTTCGTCGGCTTCCTCCATGAGAAGCTGCTCGGCAAATTCCAGCAGTTCCGGCTCGGGGTTGGCGATGTCTGCGTCACCGTGGCAAACCGTGATGCGAGAGATCGACATATCGTAAGGCACGTCCGCCATGACGTGTTCGCGGTAGCCCTGAGGCCCGATGTCAATG